TACGGGTTCACAAGTTCTACGAACTAACTCTCCAGCTTTACCCCACTGAAGACTCGCAGGGACGAGTGTCCTTCGATGTGTGTTCGCGTTTCATACGTGATCACGCTTTGATTACAATCCTTGAGTGATACTCGGTTTTGAGGCTTTCCAAGTCTCCGAACAAAGCATCACCAGAGATTACTGGCATATACTCTATTGGGAGTTCTTCAGGGGTATTACCCCCTTCAAGGGCGGCCTCAAGGGCTTCAATACAAGCGAATAGCTTCTTATTGTAGTCTGTAAAGGCTATCCTTATCGGGTGCTGGAGACTTATGTCTCCGTAGTCCCCAAGTAGGTGTTCCGGGACACTGACTCCCCTGCTGCGGAATATCGAGTTAAGATTATCCTTAGTGTTGCCAAACCACAACTGTGGTTTCGCAACCTTTAGATGTCTTGAACGACGCTCCACAGCGCCTTGCTTTTGCACTAGCGAGGCTATCCTCTCTCGAATGGTCTCCCTTTTAAGGGCGGCCACATCAAGAGGGATAGTTCGAAAGGCGTCAAGTGTTACCGCGAAAGCGGGCACTAGGCCTTTCCGCTCAGCTAGTAGCACAGCGAGGAACTCCTTTCCCTTTAATGAGGGTAGGGGTAAATCCTCAATCCCGGTCCAGTGAAGGTCCCAGTGACGAGACTCTGTCCAATCGATCAGATCCATCACGTTGTATATACTTCGTGATGATGATCGAATAAGACTGGGTCGAATCCCTGTGATTTCTTTATCGCCGAGTACGATTCTCTTTGAGAATTCGAATCGGCGATTGGCTCGATCACTTACCATGCTCTTGGAATCATTGATGGAAACACCAATGATACCCATGAGACGTTTGTATGTGATGGCCACCTCACTATCTCATATAACAACATCATCTCCCAGCACGCTGTAGCTTGAGAAACGTTTTCGTTTCTTCTTAGCTGCGACAAACTGGATGATGGCATGATGGGTTAAGGAGAAGGCAGCTCATGAGGACAATAGTCCTAATGGCTGCCCTACCTTTCACCTATATGCTTTATTGTCATATGTGAAGCTTCTATTTGTCATTACCTCCTGCCATGCCTCGGCGATGTCCTCTCCGAAAACAGCGTCTAATAATATACGCTGTAATCGTATTGGAAATCTATCCGTTGCATTGCTGAGATCATACGAGTAGCATTCGCTTCCTGCCAGCTCCATGATTCTTTCGAATCCTGGAATCTGGTCGGTCGCATCTGCCTCTATACGTCTCAGGATCGCCATAAGTTTCTTATGGATCGGTCGCAGGATATTCTGACTAAAGAAGTCTCCAATGGCTATAACTCGCGTCTTACCGCCTCCCTGCATTAAAAGGGAGATACGGCCAGACGTATAGTTACCGCCACGTCCCATAGCTTTCGCATGCGTCTCCCACATCTTGTAAAACACTCGGTCACCTGTGTGGCGACTGAGTATTAGCAAGTTGCGGGATAGCACGCGATCGTTAAGGACGGCCTGAGCGTCAAAGTGGGCAGTCGCCAGAGCAGGACCGTTAGGTCCCATCTGGTAACCGCTCCTCATTGACATCTCAGAGTTGGAGAATCGGGAAGATGCGAATTTATTTGCCTTGACTCACGTTCCACAGAAGCTTCTAAACTCCTGTAGGAACTTGGCGTTAAGGTCAGGACCACTATTGGTGATCGGTTCAGTCAGTAGCTCGGGTTTTAAGTGTATACGTTCATATGAACGTGTAACTGTTAACCCCAGTCGCTTTCCGAATTCGTTGCCTCTTAGTAGTCACTCCAGTTGTTTCAACGGGAGTGGTATACCCGACCTCGAAACCTTGCAAAAGGGAACGGGTTGTCAGGTATCCCCCGTAGCGATGCGAATCGCGACGGTATGCAGACTTTTGAAGAAGCTGCAGGCCTGCTTTGACCCTTCCCGAGATTCTTTCTCGTGGATTGCGTTTAAGTATGATCTGTATGTGACTTCGAACTTTTGCACATCGAATGATGGATCTCTATCCCTAACAAGGTTCAATAGAACTTTTATTAGGTGATATGACTTCATCAACGTGTCCGCCTCGCTAGTAATTATGCTCTCCCGCTTTGGTAGCGGTGCCATCTCTGCAAGGTAGATGATTGAGTCACTGGAATCGTCCTCCTCCCTTTCGG